CACGAATGTCTGAGAGCGATATTTCAGAAGCACGAAAGTCTATGTCAGAGGCAGAATTCAAGCAGGAGTACGAGGCCGACTTTAATACTTATGAAGGTCAGATCTGGAACTTTAACTTTGAGACCCAAGTACAAGACCTCGCTAATTTTGATATTAGCAGGATGGATGTATTTGCAGGCCTCGATGTTGGTTTTAGAGACCCAACTGCAATGTGTGTAATTGCTTACGATTGGGACACCGAGAAGTTCTATTTACTAGACGAGTATTTTAATAACGAGAGAACCACAGACCAACATGCAGAACAGATCCAAAAACTCATTGATCGTTGGGATATTGATTATATTTATATTGACTCAGCTGCTCAACAAACAAGGTTCGATTTCGCGCAGAACTATGGAATATCAACTATTAACGCGAAGAAATCTATCATCGATGGAATTGGCCATGTTGCAGCCATTATCGACAACGACTCCCTCTTTGTTGATCAAGCTGCGAAGGAATCGCTCTCCTGTGTAGATGCGTATCAATGGGATCCAAATCCGAATCTTATAAAGGAAAAACCAAAACATAACATGGCATCGCACATGGCAGACGCACTTCGCTATGCACTATACTCGTTTATTACTGCAAATGTTTCCTTCTAGCGATGACCTACGGAAAAATAGTTATTGACAAGTTACCTTAAACTCGATATAATTCTTCTAATGAAAAATGAAGAACCGGAAAGAAAATGCCTAAACTAAAACGCGACGCAGTAAAGTATGTACGAGACAAGGCAAAGTCCAAGTATGAGAAAGGGACAGAATGTCGTATTTGTGGCGAAACAGAGCAACTTGATTTCCACCATTTTTATAGTTTGACACCACTGCTAAACCAGTGGCTTACAAAGAACAAGCTGAACCCTGACTATATACAAGCACTCAGGGATGACTTCATTGAAGAGCATAGTGCCGAGCTGTATGACCACACAGTAACACTGTGCCATACGCACCACTTAAGCCTTCACAAAATATATGGCAAAGACCCTGCGCTAGGGACTGCAAAGAAACAAATGCGCTGGGTAGAGATTCAAAGAGAAAAACATGGCTTGGTATAATCCTTTTCAAAATAAAGCGGGAACGGAAGAAGTTGAGAAACTTAATCCGGGTCAGCAATATATGGGCGGCGGAAAAACTGAATCTTCTCGTGAATACACATCCAACTACGAGCACTACTACGAAAGCCTAGAAATTGTAAATAGAGCCGTTAACATTGTCGTAGACGACACAGCGGGTGTTAATACCACAGTCAAGCCTGTGGCTAGACCAGGTATTGTTAAAGGCGTGAAGAGATCTAAAGTTGAGTTATTGCTCACAAAAGAACCAAACCCTTTCCAAGACATCAACACTTTTAGACGTAATCTTATTACTGATTTTATGCTTGATGGCAACATTTTTGTATACTTTGATGGGGCCCACCTCTACCATTTACCTGCTGACAAGGTAACAATACATGGAGACTCTAAGACTTATATTGAGAAGTATATGTATAATGATATTGAGTACAGCCCTGAAGAAATTATCCATATCAAAGACAACTCTTTCTATGATGTCTATCGAGGCGTATCACGCCTGAAGCCTGCGCTCCGCACTATGCAACTTATTAGCCGAATGAGAGACTTCCAAGATAACTTCTTTAAGAACGGAGCTGTTCCAGGTCTAGTACTAAAATCTCCCAATACTTTGTCTGATAAAATTAAAGAGCGTATGATGGTATCTTGGCAGAACCGTTATAGACCAGATACTGGTGGCAGACGTCCTCTTATCCTTGACGGTGGTATTGAGCTAGACAAGATTTCAAATGTAAGTTTTAAAGATTTAGACTTTCAAGCCTCTATTGCTGAGAATGAAAAGATTATTTTAAAAGCAATGGGAGTACCTCCTATTCTTTTAGACTCAGGTAACAACGCAAATATTCGTCCCAATATGAGACTATATTACCTTGAAACCGTACTACCTATCGTTGCGAAACTAAACTCAGGGTTCTCCCGTTTCTTTGGTTTTGAGATTGTAGAAGATGTAACAGATGTACCTGCCTTACAGCCAGAGCTACGAGACAGTGCAGCGTACTATACCTCACTAGTAAATGGCGGTATTATTAGCCCGAACGAAGCTCGTGAAGCATTAGGATACGATACTAGAGAAGAAGCAGAAGATATAAGAGTTCCTGCGAATATTGCAGGATCAGCAGCAAACCCAGATGAGGGCGGAAGACCGTCCCAGGAAGAGGAAGATGTATAATAAACAACTGCTAAAGAAGTTAGCAGCATACTTCGCAGAGCACGGCTTACCTAAGTCTTACGCTGCTTTCAAGCGAGACGGCAGAAAGCCTGTAACAGATAAAATAATGGTACACACCATAGGTGGATACCCTAAAATGTTAGAACTGTTCGAGAAGCACCACCCAGAATACTGGGAACTAGCTCAACCTATTAAAGATGAGCCAGAGCCCGTAAAACAAGACCCTTTAGCAGCACTCAGGGCAAGTACTGTAGAGAAATAATATGAATAAGATTTTTAATCTAACATCTACTTTCAAGGCCGCAGAATCAGACGATGGATCAGTAATGATCCGTGGTATGGCTAGTACAGCAGATTTTGATCGCGCTGGCGATACAATCTCAGCTGAGGCTTGGACTAAAGGTGGATTACAAAACTTTGAGAAAAATCCAATTATTCTGTTTAATCATGACTATAATCGACCAATTGGTCGAGCCACAGGCATGAAAGCAGGGCCAAATGGTTTAGAACTCGAATGTAAGATCAGCAAAAATGCCCCTGGCAATGTTGCTGAACTCGTTAAAGACGGTGTCCTTGGAGCCTTTTCCGTCGGTTTCAAAGTCAAGGACGCGGATTACCTAAAGGAAACTGATGGACTAATGATTAAGGACGCTGAGTTGTTTGAGGTATCGGTTGTTTCCGTACCTTGTAACCAGGCAGCTACTTTTTCGCTCGCGAAGTCTTTTGACTCATCTGATGAGTACGAAGAATTCAAAAAAACTTTCACTAATCGTGTAGATCTAGCCGGTCAGTCTCTGGCTAAGGACGAAGATATCTCTTCAAATATAGCTAGTGACCACACACCGAAAAGCGCGGAAACTAATTCCGCAGATCAGGAGATCAAAATGGACAATCAAAACATCGACTTGGAAGCTTTTGCAAAGAAGGTAGCTGAAGACACAGCTGCTAAGATTGCTATGAAGCAAGCCGAGCAAAAAGCAGCTGACGAAGCAGTAGCTAAAGCAGCTCAAGAAGCCGAAGCCGCTAAAGCAGCTGAAGGCGTACAAATTAAATCAAGCATCGAAACCGGTATTCAAACTGGCGTAGAAGCTTTACAAGCTGACCTCGAAAAAGAGTTTGAAGCTAAGAACGCTGACCACGCTGCAATCGTTGAGAAGTATAAGGCAGACCTCGCAGAGAAAGCTGCTGAAATGGAAGCTATGCGTAAGAGCAAGCGTGACTTCTCTGGCCGTGGTGCTTCTGAAGCAACAGGTTCTGAGATCCTAGGCGCCCACATCCTCGGTAAGATTACTGGTAAAGGTATGGACACTGATCATGGTCGTGAGATCATGGAAAAAGCCGGTGCAACTGTAACTGCTACTGGCAACGTAACTATCTCTCTAGATACTACTGTTGCTACTCAGTTCGAAGAAGAAGTTAAGCTAGAGCAAAAAGTAGCTGGCCTTTTCCGTGAAATCGCTGTAAGTGGTGGTGCTACTGTTCTACCAATCAATCCAGATGCTGAAGCAGCTACTTTCGCTACTGCCGCTGCTGCTGGTAATTTGGAGAACAACACTAACGGTACTGCTGCAACTGACAGTGCTTACGCAGTTGGTCAGGTAATCTTGAAGCCTCATCGTCTGATTTCTAGCACTAACCTGCTGAATGACACTGACGAGAAGACTCTTGTATCACTGCTTCCTATGCTTCAGTCTGCTATGGCTCGCGCTCATGCACGTGCTAAAGATAAGATGTGTATGTTTGGTGACAATGGCGTAACTATCAGCGGTTTAGTTGGTGTTAATGGCACTGACCAAGGCGTTGGCTTGTCTCAAGACGTTGGTGCTCTTGGTGGTCTTGCTGTAACTGACTTCTCTCACAACAATCCTGCTGAGATTCTGACTTCTTTGGAAGTTGTTAAGGCGCGCTCACAGATGGGTAAGTATGGTATTAACTCTGCTGACCTGGCACTGATTGTTAGCCCACAAGGTTACATGGAACTGATGCAAGACGCAGCTTTTGCTGATATTTCTCAGGTAGGCGAGCTGAACAGCAAGACTTCTGGTACTGTTGGTTCTATCTACGGTATCCAGGTTGTTGTTTCTGATCTGCTTACTCGTGGTGATAACGATACTGTATTCCAGTTGGTTAACACTCGTAACTACGTTATTCCTCGTCTGCGCGGCGTTAGCATTGAGTCTGATTACTCAGTAACTAACCAGCGTACCGATCTTGTTGCTAGCCAGTCAATTGGCTTCGCTGAGCTGGTTGCCGGTTACACTGCAAACTTCCCAGCAGTACACACTATCTACGACGCCGAGTAATAGTAATACTAATAACTTTGGGGTGGTTCGCCACCTCATTGTTTTATTTTACAAAGTAGAAAAACGAGGGAGAGTTCGCTCTCCTAAGTTTTTACTAATGGACTTATAGAAAATGGCAAATTTAATTACTTTAGACGAATACAAAACAGCGAAAAAGATCACTGGTTTTGGTGAGGATGGTCGTCTGAACGCTATAATTACTTCTGTGAGTCAATTAGTAAAAACTTATTGTAACAATACTCTTGTAGACTTCTATCTTATCAATAAGATAGAGACTTTTAATATAGATTTTGATAGCTACATTGTATCTGTAGATGAAGTACCTCTTAATCAAGTGGTTTCTGTAGAAGAAAGAGAGTCTATCTCATCTTCTTATACTACTCTTGTAAACGACTCAGACTATTATGTAGATTATGAAACTGATTCAATTCTTCGTAGCAATGGATCGAATGGTTACAAGAACTTTGCAAAGGGCCCAGGGGCTGTTAGAGTGACTTATAAAGGTGGATATAATGGCTGCCCCGCAGACCTTGAATTAGCAGTAATCGACTTAGTTTCTTACTACCATAAAGATGAACATAAACAGCGTCAGACTTTGTCAGGCGCAAGCATCCAGAACCAAGGTACTTCTGGGCAGCCTGGTAATGTAGGCTTCCCCGATCATATCAAACGTATACTGGATCTTTATAAGAACTTCTAATGTCTGAAAAAGCCTTACTAAAAGTCCTGAAGGGTATAGAAGAGGACATTAAGAAAAGCTCAGAAGCATACAGAACACTTATTAGTAATTATGAGCTGCACGAGTTTACACTTGATGCCGAAGATATTATTAAAGAAGTAGAGACTGAAATGAAAGCCCGAGAGGGCGTAAGCACGTTGTCTCAAGGTACTAGAGATATTATTCGCAAAGAAGTGCGAAAAATGGTAAGAACTCTTTACAAGCAGTTTCACCCAAAAGAGTTCGATAAAACAGGTAAGAAATGGACTAGAACGTCAGAGCTGCAAGGGAGTTCCCTTAACTTTACGTTCGTACTGGCATCAAAGCCCGGCAGAACTGCAAACGTGTTTAACACTTTTAAAAGAATGAAACAGGTTGCACAAAGACCTCTGATTAGAGCACTAAATAAAAAGCTAAAAGATCTAAACAGAGGCAGAAAAGAAGGAAGTCAAGCAGAACTAATCTCAAGTAGAAAAGGTTTCCTTGATTTAGGGCACGAAAAAGATAGCTCTGTCTCCCTTCAACGAGCAGCAAAAGTACAGCAAGCCCTTTGGAAGTTCGAAGGGAGTAGAACCCCCAGCCCTTTAGCAAAGAAAGTTATAGACGAGCTTGCGGAAGCAGTAACCTTCGAGATAGGAAAAGATGATGAAGGCCCTCCTCTTGATGTTATTCGTGTAAAGATGGAGAGTAAGGCAATTAACCGAGCCTCTACTTCCAAAGAAAAAGGTGAAGTACTCGAGCTAAATAAAGCCCTAAAGAAAGCAGCAGATAAAATTGGCGAAGAATGGGCCTATATGGAAGGTTCGGACTCCTCTGTACAGAAGCGAAGAAAGATTATAATTGAAGACTTTGCTGGGCCGCTACGAAAAAGCTCCCATGCTAAAGTTAAAACAGAGTCTACAAAAGTAAAAAGATCAAAAGGTAAAGGCACTCTTAAAAGTAAGAAGCCGAAAGGAACAAAAAAGCAGTATAAAGATAGGGA